GGCCCATTGTCCGCATTGGATTCCACGGATGAAGAATTGATGTCTACGATTCAATACAAAGTGGAAATGATTTTGGATTTGTCGTTGGAAGAATTGGCCGGATTGAAGATGGCTATTGACGAACATCGGGGCGTTGAACATCGGGAATCCTCACAACGATGAATCATAAATTGTCACAAAATAAGGGTAAAATTGTACGCTCTAATGTACAAAGTAAGGGTAAAAACTGACAATGTATTGTACAAAGTAAGGGTAAAACCTTACAATTATAGGCGCACACATATAAAAGTAGGCGCAAACCTTAATACCAAATAAAAATGAGAGAGATACTACTGGAGATGTACGAGAAACTTTGGAACGCTGACAAGGATAAGTTTACTTGGAATGTGATACTGAAGGATACGCTTGAGAAATTAGAAAAGTGTAAGCACATCAAAAGAGAAGGTGAGAGTTGCAGACTAAACGACAACTGCACTTACCCAAATTGTAAAACCAATAATGATACAGAACAATAGGGTTTTGTGTCTTTAATAGAACACTAAAACAAAAGAGAAATGAAAATACAATTCAAAGTAACAGAATCTTTAAACGGATGGAGCAGATTAGAAACAACCTTTGTAGTTGAATCTTCACCTCGCTGGTGGCAGTTTTGGAAACCCAAAGTAATGCATCAAGAGTTTAATGGTTCAGTTTGGCTGAAAGGGGAAGTAGTACAAAGTTATGCACCAGTAGTAGAAACCTTTAAAAAATAAGAGAAATGAAAACACCAATGCAAGAGTTGATTGAGCAACTCAATGAATTAGAAGCAAAGTTAACCTCATTAGAGGATGCAATGTATCGTGGAGGCGTAAGAAACGCTAAACGATTAGCAGAGGAACTACTTAAGAAAGAGAAAGAAATCATCTGCAACGCCTTTAGTGATGCACAACACGGAGCAGTTGAGTCAAGATGGACTGCTGAAGAATACTTTGAAGAAACCTTTAACACCAAAGAGAGATGAGTCGCAAGGCTCCTCACCGCAAATAAATTTGCTTATGAAAACAAACTATCAACCCAAAAGAACAAGCGGAAGCAAAAGGGTAATTAGCAGTATACGCAGTTACGCAATGGCTAATGCTAAAAAGACAAAGGTTAAATCAGAATTGTACAACCGCATTGTTCATCTATGCGAAAGAGACTTAACAGAATATGGTATTGAGTACGATTAAATCTTACAACAGAAAGAGACGCCACATACGCGAGGTAGAGAAATATCTGGAGATGTTGATGTTGGACAATGTAAACCTTTCCCTTCACGCCAGTAGGTTTGGTTGGACCAGTGACTTACAGAATCAATTAACAAACTCTGCCTTGTTGATCCGAAAGTACCAACGTAGGTTAAGATTAATAATGATGTGATATGAGCGAAGAAGTAAAAGACGAAGGACAAATAATCTACGATATTGGAGTAAGACTTGCTTGGAAGAAAAAGCGTGGTAACGGATATACCAATATGTATTTAGGCACAAAAAATAGGCCGTTCCAATTTGTAACAAGAGCGAAGTCTATTGATGCTATAAACCGAAACCCAGAGATGATCGCCAAGATGATGAGCTTTGTAGGTGCTACGGGTAAAGCAGTCTACGATTTCTATGTGAAGGAAGAGTTCTATAGAAATGAAATAAGCAGAAGCTTCACACATAAAGAAGGAGATTATGAAAGAGAATTTGGAAAAGAAGAGTAGAAACCGTATTCTAATAGAAGAGCTGTTCGCCCCTACAGAGGACGTTCTCTTTGCTGATGGATATGATGATTGCATAGTAGGTTTTGATGAAGCCTCGTGGCGCGTAGTGTATTCTAAGTACGATGTGGTTCGTCAATTGTTTATGCAGAACGACGAATGGAGTGAGACTGACTGCATTGAGTTTGCTGAGTATAATATATTTGGTGCTTATGTAGGAAAGAAAACACCAATTTGGATGGAAGACTTTAATGAAGTCTATTTATAATTAACTAAATAAATAACAATGAGAAACTTTATCTATAGAGCCGAGGAGTTAAAGGATTCGCTAACACAACTTCGTGAGAACGGAGTAAGCAAAGGAGCTTGGACGGGATTTGATTCCCTGTTTGACAAGTATTCCGTAAAGAAGGGATCTACCACATACATCTATGCTGGTGCCCACCAAGGTAAATCCCAGTTTGGATTTGAACTGATGATGAACCTATCAGAATATTCTGGTTGGACTTGGGCCGTATATAGCCCGGAGACTGGATCACCTACCGAAGTGTTCGCAGAACTACTTTGGGTATATCTGCGTAAGCCTTATCTGGTCAACGACAAGGTAACTGCTTCTAATGAAGAGGCTGAAAGAGCAGTGGAATTTATCAACAAACACTTCTATATCATAGACTCCGGTCTACAGGACCTCAGCGTAGAGGGTTTCTATACTTGCGTCAGTGAGATAGAAAGTAAAGGTATGAAGATAGACGGATGTCTTATAGATCCGTTTACTGAGATTAAGACAGATGTAAGTGCTGGAGTTAGAGACGATATCGCTATTGGCCAAGTGCTGACTAAAGTACGCAAGCATAGTAGTGATAATAACTACCACACAATAGTTACCGTTCATACAAAGCACCAGCAAGCCAAGTATAAGAATGGTATACCCTATGTAGATAAGCCTACAATGAACGATATCGCTGGAGGTATGCAGTGGTCCAGAAAGGGTATGATGATCATAAATGTATGGAGATGTCCGTATGGACTTGAGGATGCTAATGGTGTTCCTTACGAGCCTAATCAAGTAGAGATCACTGTTGTTAAAGCAAAGCCAAAGATTGTAGGTAAGTTAGGTAGTGTTACACTATACTACGATAAAGTAAAGAATAGATACTATGAGCTGGATGAGTTCGGAGGTAAGCGATTTGCCTATGACAATCCTGATAAGCCAACACCAGTTATACCTACACCATCACAAGAAGAATTAGAATTTTAATGGAAGCAGAAAGAAGTTGGGCAGAAGCCTATAGAAAGAGTTGGTGCGAGATGATTCGTGCCTACATAAAGTTCAACCTTGTAGACGATGTTGAGGTCGTAGATTACAACATCATCAAGATCAAGGGCAAAGACTACAAAGTTGACATAACGGACTACACTGGAATATCTGAGCGGTATATATTCTTTAACCCTACGAACGGGCGTATGGTCATTGAAAATAAGGGCCGTAGAAAAGTTTATAAATTTGAGGTCGGATTACTTGATTAATTTCATTATATTTACTATATGAACACAAAAGAATTGATTATAAAAACCTCTCAAGAGGTAACTAATCTACTCTTAGAGAAGAACGCTGCTTACGGGGACTCGGCTCTTAACCCCGTAGGCATCTTCTCGAGAGGTAACGCCATTGAAAGCCTATGTGCCCGGATCGATGATAAGCTTATGCGTATCAAGAGCCGAGGTATTACCGACGCCACTGAAGATACTGTGCAGGACTTGATAGGATACCTTATCCTCTTGAAGATCGCTATACACCAAGAGAATGAGTTGGAAGAAGAATGAAAAAGAGTTATTCAATCACCTAAAGTCTAACTACATACAGGACCTTGAATGGTCCGGTGACGAGTTCTCACACTACGATTGCTACTCTGTTAAGTATGAGTGTGATATAGAACTTAAGTGTAGAAACAAGCACTACGACGAACTGCTGATAGAGAAGTACAAGTACGATAAGCTCCTTATGAGAGCGCAAAAGTACCTTACAATACCAGTATACATTTGTCAAACTCCCGAAGGTATATTCGCTTTTAATCTCGCTTCACTACCTCAGCCTCAATGGGAAACCAGAGGTATGCCAAAGACATCCCACTTCAGTCAGCGCCAGTTCGTAGATAAGGAGGTGGGATATTTTAATATAAGTAATTCAAAGAAATATGAGTAAAGAAGACTACAAGGAGGTAAGGTTTTTGCTACCAAAGGCTCCAAGTCTTAACCAGTTCTATGCTGGTCGCCACTACTCAGTAAGACAGAAATATAAAAAAGAATACAATGCAGAAATTAAAAACGTTTTTGATAGGTATGATAAGTTTTTTGCTGATACCTATAAGATTGATCTCGTTCATAACACTCGCTATGATTGCGATAATGTTATTATTACCATTAAGTTTATCTCGGACTATCTTAAAGACAACGGCTATGTCACAGATGATTCTAAGAAATACTTCAAAGGCCTTAGCATTCGTGTTGCTGATGATGGAGAAGATGTTGAGAAGAACGAAATCCTTGTTAGTTTAAAGCTTTATGGATACAAGGAACTACCAGACTTGTAAATTAATTAAGAATAGAATCGACCTGTATCTCTATGAGATGGCTCGACTCTTTACTTATATAGGTACAGATTCTACTGTAGAAGAGATTCAAGATGCTTATAGAAGGGAAAAGGAATACATTGAATTAATTGCAGAGCTTGATCCAGAAAAGGCTGAAAGGCTTCGCTCCTCTTATTAATATGTGGACTGAAAATTACTACGAAGATCTAAGTGCAGATGAAGCAGATTTCATTCTCGATATATATCGGGTCATCGACTCTTTGGTATACTACGACCAGTCAGTTACATTGGTGCGACTGGGATTTGAGCTTGGCGTAAGCCCTCAAGAACTCGCTGATTACTTACCTACTATCGTAACTATATTAACTAAAGTAGAGGAAGAATATGCCGAGGTACGACAAAGCTCTAATTGAAAAAGAAGCTATACGCTCCGAGAAAGAGGGTAAGTTGTCTGAAGAGCTGGGTAATTTCATACTACAGCGGAGCATAGAGGTTGCGGGATCCGCATTTGTCACTGATGGTAGCGAAGAACTCAAGCAGGCGTTGATCGACGCCGCTGTAATGAGGACCTGTGAAAAATTCCTGCATTATTACAAGAGAGGCAAGTCTGCTGCAAATCTAATCATTAGTATTATATACTCAACAATGACGAATAAGATAGTATCACTTAACCACAGTGATGTCTATGGTCACAACATAAAAGGTTACCTCACCTATATAGAGGATGGTGAGAGCGTTACCAAATTAAAACGCTACATTAAAGATGATTATTTAAGTGAGAAATTATGATGGAGATTTATAACGATTGGATACTTGTCAGTTCGGTAGGATTAATGTTTAGTTTTCTTTTTATTTTTGAACCCTATGGTTGGGTGATGGAAAGAGTATTGCCGTTTAAGCCATTTAACTGCGTTCTGTGCCTTTCTTTTTGGTGTAGCCTACTCTTGTATAGTTATCTTGGAATTAATCCCTTATACGCCATTTATACAGCTTTTATCGCAGAGCTGTCTTACAGAAAGTTAGTTAATGAGTAAGAAAGTGTTAGACGTGTGTTGTGGGCCAAGAGGTATGTGGTTTGACAAAAAAGATGAAAGGACTTTGTATCTTGATAAAAGATGCGAAACACATACTAACGATTACCCCAGCGGAAATAAATCGTTGGTAATCGCTCCAGATATTATTGGAGACTTTACGGATATTAAACAGCCCGATAATTCTTTTTACCTTGTTGTATTTGACCCGCCGCATATTAAGCGTAACGCTTTGGGTGAAATCACAAAGAGATATGGTAATCTTGAGGGAGATTGGAAAGAGATGATACGACAAGGATTTAGAGAGTGTTTCCGAGTTCTAAAGCCTAACGGTACCCTTATATTTAAGTGGAACGAAGTGCAATTTCCTATAAAAGATATATTAGAACTTACTGATGAGAAGCCTTTATTTGGACATAAGAGCGGTAAGAAAATGCAAACTCACTGGGTGACGTTTATAAAGGATGAATAAAGAGAAAAATGTAAATTATAACAGTGGTTGGCTCTTCCTTTATTGGGACGAGCCTCTTTTTTCTAACTCTAATACTAACGACAATGCCGATACCTGTTCCGAACCTAAAGGAAACAAGACCTGAATTTATTGAAAGATGTATGAGTAATCCTAAAATGATTGAGGAGTACCCCGACACATCACAAAGATTAGGAGTGTGCCACACTTCTTGGACATCGGAAATTAAAAAAGTAAAATAATGGAAGGACTAACAAGAGCGTTCCATATGTTCTTTGAATACTCGGAATTTGATTCTCCAGATCAACCCGGGAGTTACGAGAATATGGATGTGGCTTTTCTTAACAAGCTAACCAAGGCTCGTGAACTCGCAGCTATTGGATTTAAAATTACAAGTGGATACAGAACTCCGGATCATAATGAGAAGGTAGGAGGAGTTTCTAATTCAAGTCATACGCTTGGACACGCTGTAGATATCTACGCACCTACCTCGACACAAAAATATATTATTATTAACGCTCTTCTTCAAGCTGGGTTTAATCGTATTGGTGTGGCTAAAAACTTTATCCACGTTGATGATGACCCAAGTAAGAATGAAGATGTAATTTGGACCTACTAATGAAAAATGATTTTGATGTAAGCGACTCATTCGCTGACTTCGTAGACGAACTATCTAATGACGAAAAAAACGATAACGCTCAATGCTCCATTGATAATCCAGAGTGTGAAGCTTGCGGTAGCTAATTATGGGAAATCCAATAACGAAACTATTTACAGGGGGTGCGAAGGAAACTGTGGAAGCAGTTGCCAATGTGGTAGATAGATTTGTATCTACACCCGAAGAGAAAGAAGAGATGCGACGCAGCATCGAATCAGAGATCACCAAGCGTTGGCAGGCCGATAGCCTTACCGATTCTTGGTTATCTAAAAATGTACGTCCTCTAACACTTATATGTGTGATGACATTCTTAATACTTATGACCTTCTTTGAAGGATTCGGTATTACTAATGTTAATCAAAGTTGGATAAGTTTATGGGAAATGGTAAGCGTAACCGTGATAGGGGGATACTTCGCTCTACGAACAGTAGACAAGAGAACAAAGATAAAGTAACGTGGTGCGAATATGCACCAATAGAATGTACTTGTAAAGGTACTTGTAATAAGAAGGGGGGACGTTAATCGTTCCCCTTTTTGTTTTTAAGTTCTCCCGCAATAATTATTAGTGCGATAGTTGCAGGTGCGATACACATCGCGAATTGCCAAACCTCCATTATAGATTTTTTAGTCTTTCATTTTCCTTGGTCAAGAAACGTACTTCAGTTCGTAGCTGATTTACCTCTGCGGTAAGTGTAAGCACCTTACTACTGCTCTCCTCTAACAACTCCTCTAATCGGGTTACACGAGACTTTAAGTCATCACGATACTGCACACCATCGTTGTTCTGCAATTCAGTTTTCTTCTCTTCGGCCTTGACCTTTAGTCTTGCCTCAAAGAACTTCCATATACCAGCAGAACCTAAAACGGTAGCAAGTGTTATTATTATTTGTGTGATGTTATCCATTCCTGTGTAAGTCTTCTGTCTTTAATCTTCTTAAACTACTTAATGAGGATAGAACAAATATCAACCATCCGTAGTGCGTTGGTGTTGGCATACCTATATTTATAATGTACATTAAAAAGCTTGTTGAGTACAAGCTAAATGTCATAAATGCTGCTCTAATTCTACAAGACAGTTCCCCTAAAGCAACACATCTTAATTGATAAATACCTACCGCTACTAATGCAAGCTGAAAGAAAGGCATAAATCCTATCTCTACAAATGTAGCTACAGGTGCAAGGACAGACATTGCTATAGCCAAAGTAATTTCTGTAGGCTGACTATCGCTGTACTTCCATATATTCTTTAAAGACTTAAACACCTCTGTCTAATTTTTCTTTATACACTCGTAAGGTATTCCAAGCAGCAAAGAGTCCGATAATTACCCAACCTACTCTACTTCCGTTCAATAACCCAGAAACATATAGATTCTCAATAGTCATAATAGCTATAAGGGTAGCTACTTGCACTGCTATTAACCTCATCTTTAAGCTGTTACTAAACAATACTGCCCACATTTGGAAGGCTCCTGCTAATACAGCACCAATACATAAGAATGTCTGTGGGTTTTCGTACTCAAAAAGAATAGACGCAGGTAATGCTATCAAGTGACAGAATGCAATAAGCACCTCATTAGGCTCACTGTCAGAATACAAGAATATTTCCTTGGCTCTTTTGAGTCCCATTACAAGTTATAGATTACTCCTCCGTCTTCGCAGGTCTTGTTTGTAATGCCATCTTGAGGGTAGAAGACATCACCTTGGTAGGTATCCTCTTCATCAAACAAATCATTGTCGCAACCATCGGCAGTAGCGATTGCTTTAATTGCCGCATTGTCAAGGATATAGTTAGTGATACGCTTGTTGATGTAAGACAACTTGCTATCAACAGTAGTAGATATAGTGTCAAGTATGTATTGGTCTTGCTTTTGCTCTTCCGCTTTAGTTGTTGCAGTAGCTGTGCGTAATATAGAGATAGCTGCTTTCGCAGAGTACATAGCCAAGGTATACTTTACCAACTTAAACAAACCTTGTTCTGCTACATTTAATGTTTCTGCTAATACTTTAGCCTCAAGATCCTCATAGAGACAAGTACCTAACAAGTCTTGTATTGATGTGTATTGCTCTAATTGGATTAATGCCAATAAAGCACCTCTGTCCATACGCTTCGGTAAAGGGAAGTTTTGGTACAGGTAGTTATCGTCTATGAATATTACGTCAACCATTATTATACGTCTTCAGTGTTAGCACCTTTAATTCTCTCCAA